ATTGAAAACAGACAACTTAAATTACAACTAGAATATTTACGAGCCACATTAAACCAAGATGAACATACCAAGCATTAAATATGGCAGAAACAAGATCACAGTACAATTCAAAATATTACAAGACTTATATGGATTCTATGAACCTAATAAAAACTTGCTTGTAATAGATAAAAGGGTAAAAGGATTAAAGCTATTCAATACGATAATGCACGAGTTATTTCATATAATTATTAATCATGCCGACATAGATGTAAATAAACGAGGAGAAGAACCTATTGCACAAGCTGTGGGAGATGGGTATGAGAAACTATTTAAACAAAACCCTAAACTATGGACTTTGTTGTCAAAATTACTAAAATAAACACATTATGAAAAACGACAAAATTAAGACAAAAGACACAATTAAGACACAATCTATTGGACGACCCAAGAAAGAACTAGATAAAGATGTTATAGCAAAATTAAGTCAGATAGGTTGCACACAAGAAGAAATAGGCTCATGTGTTGGAATATCTGCTAGAACACTACAAAGACGATATGCCGATTTAGTAAAAGAAAACAAAAACAAAGGTAAAGCTAGTTTAAGAAAAAAGATGTGGGATAAAGCTATGAGAGGACAAGGTAATGATAAACTTTTAATCTGGCTTTCAAAAAACGAGTTAAATATGCGTGATAAAATTGAGACTCAAAGTATTGTTGAACCACTACCATTAATCATAGATGCTAAAGCAGAAGAAATAGATGGCGAAGAAAAAAGGTAATGTATTTGGACAAGTTGTTGTCTATGAAAAGAAACACAAAAGAACTTCAATAGGTGGTGGTAGAGTCAAAACGTCATCTATGAATAAAAACAAAAAACGATCATATAAAAAATATAACCAACAAGGGAGATAATATGAGATTAGAAGAAATATTAGAATCTACAATGAAAGAACAAAATAAAATAGGAGAGAATACATTTTTAAAATTAAGACAACAGAGAGATCAAGCAAGAGCAGAGTGCGATCAAGTTAAGATTCAAAGAGATGTTGCTTTACGAAAACTAAATAAAGCATTAGATGTTATTAAACAACAAAGAAAATTAATAGAGCATGGAACAGAAACGAAGTAATTTTTACCCTAATGGAGAGATAATAGATTATTCTCTACCACAATCTTTTCATAAAAGTATGAAGCCAGAAGCCTGTGGTAACTGTGGTTTATATTCTAACAAAAGATCATTCTGTGGTAGGTGGGGAAGTAAAGGGGTTAAAGATACTTACGTTTGCCACGAATGGAGAAAAAGGTTCTTTAAGAGATAGTTTTGTGATATTTATGCCACATGGCTAAATATAAAAATAGAACTGTAAAACTTAATAAACCCTCTCGTGGAGATGTTAAGAAGTTTAAAGTATTTGTAAAAGACAGAAGTACAGGCAGAGTTAAGAAAGTTAATTTTGGCTCTAAAACTATGTCTATTAAGAAGAATATACCAGCTAGACAAAGATCATTTATGGCAAGATTTAGACCAATACTTGCTAAAGTAAAAGGTCAGAAGAATTTATCTCCAGCTTATTGGGCAATACAATCATGGAAAAAAGGATTTAAGATATGATAGATCAATTTTTTTATAGATTATTTGGAATGATAGATAATTGTATGGGTTATTTATTTGATAGATTTATTTCAGATGTACCTAAAAAGAAAAAGAAAAAGTAATTTATGAGGATAACAAATATGAACTATTATTTTACAGGCATATTAATTGTATTGTTTTGTTTATTGGCTATCTTTGTAAGACCAGCACATTCAGGTTCGACACAATCGAACGTAAGTGGGAGTAACACAGCAATCGAGGGTGGCTATGAATCTACTGCGACTACTACTTACCAATCAGGGTCATCATCAAATACTACAACGAACTCTACCTCTAACTCTAACATTAGATCAGCACCACCTACTGCGTCTGCACCATCATTCTCTGCACAAAGCCAAGATGTCTGTGCAACAGGAGTATCAGTAGGTATTCAAACATTTGGTACAGGATTCTCTGGTGGTAAAACTAATAGAGATATGAACTGTGAAAGAATTAAGTTAGCTAAAGTATTATATGACTTTGGAATGAAAGTAGGCTCTGTTGCTTTATTATGCCAAGATGAACGAGTCTTTGAAGCTATGATTAATGCTGGAACTCCTTGTCCAGTAGATGGAAAGATTGGAAAAGAAGCACTTGCTATATGGAATAAATATGAATTTGAAAGACCAGACTTTGAAACATATGTAAAACGAATTAAGAAAAGAGAAAAGATAGATAAGAGATTAGAAAAAGAGCAGATGATTTTACCGAAGAAAAAACCTATAATTTGGACAGAACCAAAATGAAAAACAATAAATGGATAGTACCCTTATTAGGCACAATACTAATGGGATTATCTACATGGGTTTTAATTACATTAGTTGAGTTACAATCATTAGTGGCTATGCTACAACAAGAGATATTAGGTATGGATAAAGTAATTGGTAGAATCTATGCTCATATGGATAGGTTAATGAGTAAATGATTTGGTTAGTAATTTTTATAGGAGTAATGGCATATGCAGTATATCGTATCAATCGTTTTGTTGATGATGTTAACCCTTACAACTTCTTTAGCAGAAGAAAAGACGACAAATAATTTAATAACTAACGGCAACTTTGAAACAGGAAATGCTAATGGTTGGACTACTAATGGAGATGTCCAAGTATTAAATGATTGCTGTGAACTTAATGGTGTATCATCAAATTATGATTTAGAGTTTGGAGATAGTGGCTCAATAGAACAACAGTTTAATTTAACTACTGATTCTATAAATCAAACTATGCTTAATAATGGCATAACTCTTAACAGCACAGTAGAAGTACAAAATGGAGAATGTGGAGTAGCTGGTTGTTGGGGTGGTAGTGGTAATGCAGACACATTTACAATTACATTAAAAATAAAAGATTCAGATGGCAATGTATTAGCTACAAACACTACTATTAGAACTGATGTTACAGGAATCAATGGTGCTAACTTTACAGATAGACTTATATACAATGGACAAGACTCTAATCTTGGTAATCTAAATATAGCTGGTACAGATGCTAATGCACCCTCTAATCTAGGTGGTGCTAATGTAGATAATATTGTTGTAACAATGACTTATGATGATGAAGTTATATCTAATGAGATAATAGAAGAAATAAACAATGTCTTTGAGGAATTACAAGAAGAAACATTTAAAGAAATAAAATTAGAAGAAGAATTTACATTTGAGATTAAAGAAGAACCTAAACTAGAAGAAGTATTTGAAGTAGAAGAATCTATTGAGATTGTATCTATGCCAGAGAAAGAACCAGAGATTATAGAGAAGAAACCAGAGGTTATGGAAGAAACTATGATTGAGGAAAAGTTAGAAGAAGAAATGATTACCGAAGAAATTATGGAAGAAGCTGTTGAAGAAAAAGAAGAAGAAATACAAGAAGAAGAAATTGTTGAAGAATCTACTGAAGAAGCACCTAAAAAAGAGATTAAAACAAAGGTAGCAAAGAAGAAAACAAAGAAACCTAAAATAGACAAGATTATGGCTAAAGTAGATGAACAGATTAAAGATAGTGCCAAAAACTTAACTATTAAAAACATTATAAAACTAGATGCTATGCAGAATGACCAAGTATCATTATCTGCATATAATAATACCGAGTTTTATAAGCCTAAAGATATTTATTTGAATCAGATAGAGTTATTTGATAATAGGTCTATATATGCTAATGTTGATTTAGTAGAATATACTGCTAATGATATAATGGAAGTTAAGATAAAAACACTAAATGAAATTAAGTCTAAAAAAAGGCTATTACTTTTAGAATTACAGGAGTTAAAAAATGGTTAAGAATATAAAAGATAATCTAACAAACATAGTAGTTGTATTAGGATTAGTTGCATCTATTGGTGCTGGATTTACAAAGTTTGCAAAGATGGAATCTACAATAGAACAATTATCAACTGCAACTGCACCTGATTTATCAGGAATAGAAACAAATGGATTTGCAATAATAGATCAGGACAAAGAGATTGCTATAATGCAAAAAGAAATAGAAGTATTAAAATTAGAGATACAAGAGTTAAAAGAATCTAGTAAGAATCCATTAGGCTAATGAAATTTGTATTAGCTTTTAGTATTTGTTCAGCAGTTACAGGATTTTGTAACAATACTATGGTAGTTGATAAAAAGTTTAATACATGGACAGAATGTGTAATAGGTGGAAGTCAATTAACTATTCAATATGCAAAAAAAATGGAAGAAAATATAAATAAGGATAAATTATATATCTCTTATTTCTGTAATGAAAATATCTCTGACAAAACCCCAACTTAAAGTTTCATCAAGTCAGGCTAGATTTAGAATATTAATTAGTGGTCGTAGATTTGGTAAAACTTATTTAGCTGTAACAGAGATGATGAAATACGCATCTCAACCTAATCGTAAAATTTGGTATGTAGCACCAACCTTTAAAATGGCAAAAGAGATTGTCTGGGGAACTCTTAAAGAAATGCTTAATCTATTTAATTGGATTGAGGATATAAACGAAACTACAATGACTATAACTATTAGAAAAACAAATAGTCAAATATCATTAAAGGGTGCAGATAATTATGACTCATTAAGAGGTACAGGATTAGACTTTTTAATATTAGATGAATTTGCAGATATAGATAAACGAACTTGGTTTGAAGTATTAAGAGCATCAATATCAGATAGACTTGGCCATGTGCTTATGTGTGGAACTCCAAAAGGTTATGGTAATTGGAGTTATGAAATGTATTTAAAAGGTAAGCAAGATGATGATTGGGAGTCTTTTCAATATACGACTATTGAGGGTGGTATAGTTACACCAGAAGAAATAGAACAAGCTAAACAAGATATTGATATTAGAACTTTTAGACAAGAGTTTGAGGGTACATTTGAAAATTATGCTGGTGCTGTTTATTATAATTTCCACCCAGTAGATAATGTTGTTAAACGACAAATAGATTGGACTAAACCTTTACATATAGGAATGGACTTTAACGTAGACCCAATGTCTGCTTGTGTAAGTCAAATAGAAAAAGATAAAGTTTATTTTGTAGATGAAGTTATTATTTATGGCTCTAATACTGATGAAATGGTGCAAGAAATACGAGATAGATATGGAACTAAAATGCAAATATTCATATATCCTGACCCAGCAAGTAAACAAAGAAAAACATCTGCTGGTGGTAGAACAGATTTATCAATACTTCAGAATGCTGGATTTAAAGTTAAGGTAAAACACAAACACCCAGCTATACGAGATAGGGTCAATGCAGTTAATAGTAGACTAAAAGATTCTAAAGGAGAAAGACATATTTTTGTTTCACAATCTTGCAAAACATTGATAAAAGGTTTACAAAGACAAATATACAAGGAGAATACAAATATTCCTGATAAGGAAGATGGATTCGATCATATGAATGACGCACTTGGTTATATGATTGACTACTTAAAACCATTAACTACACAGGCTAATTTTTCTTCTCCAACAAGATGGACAATGAAGTAATTTATGGCATACACACGAGATCAAGCATTAACAACACACAAAGACTATCAAGAAACAATTAATAATTGGGAGTATTACATTAGGTCTTATAATGGTGGGTATGACTATATGATTGGTCAATATCTTAACAGATATAATTTAGAATTAGATAACGAGTTTAATCAAAGACTTGCAAATACTCCATGCGATAATCATTGTAAAAATATTATACAAATTTATTCATCTTTTTTATTTAGAGTTAGACCGAGTAGAGATTTTGGCTCTATGCAAGATGAAGCTAGTTTAGAATCATTCTTAAAAGACGCAGACCTAGAGGGTAACAATTTAAACTCTGTAATTAAACAAGCACAAAACTACGCATCAATCTATGGTCATTGTTTTATGATTTTAGATAAACCAAATGTAAATACAGAAACACAAGCACAAGAATTAGAACAAAACATCAGACCATACTTATCAATCGTAACTCCTGAAAATGTTTTAGATTGGAATTTTGAAAGAAAAATAAATGGTAAATATGAACTTAATTACTTAAAGGTAAGAGAAGAAGTTGATAAAGATGGTGGCACATATATGAGAGTTTGGTATCCTGATAGAATTGATACTGTGTATATGGCAGAAAGAGAAGAACCATCGCTGATAGATACTGTACCTAATATGATTGGCAAAATACCAGCAGTTATTTTATACAATTCTAAATCGCACAAACGAGGAATTGGTCAATCAGATTTAACAGATATTGCAGACTTACAAAAATCTATCTACAACGAATACTCTGAAATGGAACAATTAATCAGATTAACTAACCACCCATCATTAGTTAAAACTCCAAGTGTAAATGCAAGTGCTGGTGCTGGTGCAGTTATAGAAATGCCTGATGAATTAGAGCCAAACTTAAAACCATATTTACTACAACCATCTGGTCAAAACTTACAAGCTATTATGGAGTCTATTAATAACAAAGTAGATTCAATAAATAGGATTGCTCATACTGGTGCTGTCAGAACTCAAAAAACAGGAATAACATCTGGTGTAGCTTTACAAACAGAATTTGAATTATTAAATGCTAGACTATCAGAAAAAGCTGATAACTTACAAATAGCAGAAGAACAATTATTTAAACTATATGCTATGTTTCAAAATGTACAATTTGATGGCGAGATAAACTATCCTGATTCATTTAACATTAGAGATTATGCTGCTGATTTAGTTTATTTCCAACAAGCTAAATCATTAAATATTGGTTCATCAACATTTAGTAAAGAAGTAGATAAAGAAATTGCTAGAGCAGTAATTGATGATGATAGTAAATTAAATGAAATTTTTGAGGAGATAGAACAAGCAACAGAAGTCGGTCAATTTACACAAGACGAACCAGCACAAGAAGATCAAGAAGTAGAGCAAGAGCAGATATAAAAAAGGCAACCATTTCTGATTGCCTTTTATCTAATTATTAATTTAAATTATTTATAAATCAAGCCACTCAATGATTGTAGCTTTTTTAAAATCAGATGTTTCATAATGATAGTTCTCTGTCACATCTCCATCAGAAGTTTCATCAGTATCTATCCAACCAAAACTAGAGTGTTTTTTTCTATCAGTTGTTTCCCAATCTAATTTACATTGTCTGATTTTTTCTAAAGCAGACCTTTCAGATTGTGCTTCAACATCAATGATCTTGATAGCTGGTATTTCTACTCTATATATTTTCATTGTTTCTCTCCTTTTTGTTTTTGTACCACTTATCTCTAAAGTTAATAAACTCTTTTAAATAAACTTTTGCAAACTTTTCATTTTGAAACTTCTCGCTATTTGGCAAGTGTTTCTGCATAAGTTCAATAGTTTTATCAACCATCTCTTTTGTTATTTTCATTGTCTCTCCTTTTGTTGTTTTCATACCTAAAATATACTATATATGAGATGTAATATGTGTCCAATCGTAGATATAGTTTTGGACAGAATTTAGAACAGATATAGAACAAATTATGGCAGATATAGTCAAAGACGCAACTTTTTACAGAATCAAGCAAATAGAGATAGCAGAAGCCGAATATTACAAATCTTTAGTAGCAACACTAGATAGAATAGAAAGAGAAGTAGTATCTCTTGCTAGTAGATTACCTTTAACAGATGGTAAATTAATAGAACTACAATCAGCTATTGCTATTAGACCACAGATAAAAGCTATTCTTGAAAGAGAATATCTTAAATGGTCAGATACAGTTGTTAGAAAAGGTTTTAATAAACAAGCAAAAAGAATTGAGAAAACATTTAAAAGAATAGGGAATATTCCTGTTGCGTTTCAAGAACTTACTAAAGGCGATAAAGCATTAATACAAAATCTTAAACAACAATACTTTACACAGTTTAAAGATGTATCAAACACATTTACCAGACGACTATCAGAAAAGGTTTATCAAAATACATTAGTTGGAACTGAATTTACTGTATTAGAAAAAGAATTAAGACAAACTATCAATGGTATTTATGCTAGTTCAGATGACCCAGAGATTCAAAGATTAGTTAATTATATAAATGATAATAAGTTTGATAAATCAAAACAATCACAAGTTGATAAGTCTATACAAACATTACAATCTAAATTTGCTAGAGATCGTGCTGGAGAAAACATGAAAAGGTATGCTGGACAGATATTAAACGACTCATTAAGAGATTTTGATGCAACTTTAAACTTTAATAAGTCTAAAGATGCTGGACTAACTTTTGTTAAATACTATGGAGATGTAATTCCAACAACCAGAGATCATTGCAGAAATTTAATATCTGGTGTATATAACAAGAGGAAAAGTGGACTTTTCACAATTGATGAAGTCAACTCACTTTGGACAAGTAGAAGCTGGAAAGGCAAGAAGTCTGGAAATCCTTTAGTTGTCAGAGGTGGTTATAATTGTCGTCATCAATGGTCTTATGTCAATCCTGATTGGTATGACAGCAAAGGCGAACTAATAATATAATAGGAGAAACAATGTCTGAAGAAAACAAAAATGTTGCACCAGAAGTTGCAACTGAAGTAAAAGAAGAAGTAAAAGTAGAAACACCAAAACAACAAACTTTTACACAAGAACAATTAGATAACATAATCAAATCAAGACTAGAAGCTGAAAAAAATAAGTATGAGAAAAAACTTCAAGAAGAAGAATTTCAAAAAGCTGAACTATTAAAAGAACAGCAATTAAAAGAAGCTAAATCTAAATCTGAAATTGAGAAGATTATGCAAGAAAGATTATCTGAAAAAGACTCGGAGTTACAAAAGGTAAAAGATCAAATCAAAAAAGAAAAAGTTGATAATTCTATTTTATCTATTGCTAACAAAGAGAAATCTATCAATGCACAGCAAGTAGTAGCTTTGTTAAAGAACGAAGTTAAATATAATGATGATGGTAGAATAGAAGTAGTTGATAATAATTCTAATGTAAGATATAACTCAAATGGAGAACTACTTACAATTGAAGATCGTGTTAAGGAGTTTTTAGATAGTAACCCACACTTCCGTCAAGGGTCATTGTCTGGTTCAGGAAGCCAGAGTGCTATTGGTGGCAAAACTGTTAAACCCTTTAACTTACAGGACTTGGACTTAACAAAGCCAGAAGATCGTAAAGCCTATCAAGAATATAGAGCAAAACGAGATTCAGGTGCTGTTGAGATTAACTTAAACAAATAAACTTAATAGGATAATAAAATGGCTAACGAAACAACGTCGTCAACAATATCAGAACTATATACTGAAATTGTTGCAGAAGCACAATTTGTTGCTTCAGAAAAATCCATTATGAGAAACCTAG